CCTCGCCCAAGCCCTCAAACGCGCCATGGCCGACCACGCCTCAGACCACGGCCGCACCTTCGCCGACGACCAATGGGAAGCCCTCGAGATGATCGCCAGCAAGATGTCCCGTATCGTCAACGGCAACCCCGACAAGGTCGACAACTGGGACGATATCGCCGGCTACGCCAAGCTCATCTCCGACCGGCTGCGGGGGACCCCACGATGAACCGCAAAGACACCCTCCTCGCCCTCCACGAGGCCAACATGGCCCTCCAAGGGCTCACCCTCGAGCTCACAGGAGGCTATAACCACGAGCCACGGACCAAGGCCCTGCGTCCTCTAGTCGAAGACGCGCTGGCCGCGGAAGAGAAGGTCCGGGCGATCTTGAATCGGGAAGGCTATTACGAAGGGGGGGACGCACCATGCTCGGCATCGGCGTAATGCTCCACCAGCTCACCGACAACGAGGAGAGGGTGAACGCCTACAAGCAATCGCTTGGCAAGGCCATCACCAAGCTCTGGCTGGGTGAGGACAATGCCCTGCACCTGCGGTTTACGGACGGGACAGGAGTTCGCTTTTCCGACTATGGCCAATCCTGTTGCGAGGAACGCTACATGCGTACCGATGATGATCTCACCCACTTCATCGGCGCGACGTTCACCGGCGCAGAGCTCAAGCCCGTCTCGGGGCTGGGTGAGGAGTGGGGCGGGGTGCACGAAATACAGTTCCTCGAGATCCACACGGATCGAGGATCGTTCACCATGGCCAACCACAACGTGCACAACGGCTACTACGGTGGCTTTGCCGTCGAGGTCCACCCCGAAACCGATGAGGAGGAAGTATGTTAGTCCCCGCGATCCACACGACCGACGACCCGCCCATCCCGATCCACGACCTCCAGCTCCGAGAGTACGTCTTCGAGCTGCGCCGACGCATCGAAGTCCAAAACGTCCTCCTCGAGTCCCTCGCAGAGGAAGTCAAAGGGCTCAAACAGGAACGCGACGGGCTGTCCTCGCACATCGAACGCCTCCTGCTCGATTTGCATTGGCTCGACGCCAAGCGCAACATCAGGGAATGAACCACATGGACGACCTAAGCCTCGAGGAACCGGACCGCGCCCCACTCGTGCAGATGATCACCCTCACGATCAACGGCACACGCTACGGGCTCGTCGGGCCCGTGGTCGTCGTCCCCGGGCTCACCACAGGCCTCCTCGAGGTCGATATCTCCGAAATCGAATTCGGCGAAATCATGACCGGCCGCACGGCCGCCCGTATGCTCGAAGGGGACTTCAAGAAGGCCATGGGCGCCGGCGTCCAGTAAGGTTGTCGCGGCGCTCCTCCAAACCCCAAGCCATCACCTGCCGCGGACCCCGGGTCGAAAGACCCGGGGGTTTTTCTAGGCTGCGTTAGCCCGCTTCAGCGACACCGGCTCCAAGTTCTCGATCCGGTTGTTACGGCGATCCCCATCCCGGTGCCGTAACTGGAACGTGGGCCATTCGCCGTGGCTCAAGAACCACGCGATCTTGTGAACCGAACACATCCTGCCGCGAATGCTCGCCTTGTAACCACCATAGCCATCGGGGGTGCAAAGGGTGGCGTAGGTCGTTTTACGGTAGACCTCCCCCGTGTTCGGATCGTAGGCGTACCACCTGTCAATATGTTCAAGGTCAACTTGCTTCATTTGTTCACCATGGACCATGGACCACGGGGCAATATATCAGTTTTGTCCACGAAAAGTATACAAAAGTGCTCAAAACACGGCGGCAGTAGAACCCTAGAGGGGTCTAGTGAATTTTTTTTCAAAAATTTTTAAAATTTACCGTAATGCCGTAATAGGTGTAAGAAGGTTTGTAGATCAACGTGTTATAGCTACACGGGGACTTACAGAGGTTCAATAGGGGTAATTTTACTGGGGTGCGCGCGCGGGTCGTTTTTCTGAAATGAAAAACTAGTAGACCCCCCTAAGGTTCTACTACCACGGCCTCTAACCCCTAGACGATCCCGAATTGCTCGGAGTAGACTAGTGGCATGTTAAGAGTTGATTCGGGCATTCCGATCCCCGCCGAAGCCCAGCGGGAGAAGTACCCATTCCCTGTCATGGCCGTAGGGGACAGTTTCCTGTTAGCCGATGCCGAGTCGGCCAAGAACGCCCGTAGCGCCGCGTGGATGTTTTCCAAGCGCCACGGGACGAAGTTCTCGTGCCGGAAGGTCGAGGACGGCTGGCGGGTCTGGAGGGTCGCGTGAAACTGCGCAGCAAGGCCGACAAGGAGTTCAGCAAGAAGATGGGCAGGGGTATCCAGCCCCAGACGCTGGAGAAGCTGGCACGGCCCGTAAAGCCCCATAAGAGCCGCGAGCTCACGACGCAGGAATGGAAGTTCGTCCACGAGTTTGTGTCGGGGGACGGCCATGTGACGTTGCAGGAGGCCGTGGTTCGTGCAGGGTGGCCCGAGAAGAACGCCAAGCGTAGGGCTGAGGATCTGACCAACCCGGATGTCAACCCGCACATCGTCGCGGCCATCCAGAAGGTCCGGGCGGAGATGGCCGAGAAGTACGGCACGACCTACGAGCGGCACATGCGGGACCTTCAGGTCATCCGGGACCAAGCGCTGTCCGCGGGGGCCTACGGGGCCGCCGTACAGGCCGAGTATCGTCGAGGGCAGGCCCTTGGGACGATTTACATCGACCGCAAGGAGATTCGGCACGGCACGATTGACTCCATGAGTAAGGAGGAGGTCATGCGCAAGCTCGAGGAAATCAAGAAGCTCTACGGCAACGGCAGCCCCATCATCGATGTCACGCCGCAGCAGGTGGAGGAAAGCCTCGAGGAGCCGATCCAGTTGGAACCCCCCGAACCGGAGCCCTCCGAGGAGCCTGTGGATGCCGTCAAAGCCCGAAACAAGCCTGTACCAAAGGCTAAAGGAAAACCTCCCAAACTGCCTTATTACCCGGATTGAATCGCGGGTAAATCTTGGCATCCCGGATTGCTTCATCGCGTTGAAGCAGACGGGGGAGTTTGTCCCGGTCGAGCTGAAGGTGGTGAAACGCGGGCGCAAGGTGGCTTTATCGCCGCACCAGATTGCCTTTCACGCCCGGCACGCGGAGCTGGGGGTGCGGACGTTCATTCTGGTCCTGTACGTGCCTCCCGGTAAGGTGGCCTCGAGGGAGGGGCAGCTCTTGCTGTTTTCTGGAAAGCAAGTGTTCGAGCTCGCGAAGTCCGGCATCGATACGGACCCCGTTGTGGGCTATCACTACGGTGCGGTCCCGTGGAACATGCTGATGTACACCCTTGCGGAGGCGTGAGCCGTTGGTATAGATTCGGGTTGCTGGGATGTTCCAGCGTAGAAAGTTAGAAAGGAGACGACAATGTCAGACCATACTCCGGGCCCGTGGACGATCAGCGAGGGCCGTGTCATTTACGGCAATCGAGGAATGATTCGTCCTTTCGTGGTTTTAGTTGACGATGATCACAACGACGCAGAGACGGAGGCAAATGCCCGTCTCATTGCAGCCGCTCCCGAGCTGCTGGGTGCCGTGCAGCTTGCCTTGCGCGCACTCAATGTCGCGCCCCGGTTTAAGGTTCCGAGTGCGGGGGATAGTTACGAGGTTTGCTCGGAGCTCGAGCAAGTGCTTCGCAAGGTTGAGGGAACCCTATGACACAGCACACGCCCGGCCCGTGGAGAGTGGGCAGCAATGGTGCGAGCGTTAAGGTTGTGGATACCGCCGACAAGGCCATCTGCATGTTGACCCCGCGCCGCGATATGTGGAACGGCGATCTAATCGCATCGGCGCCCGCATTACTTGCCGCAGCACAGGCCGCTCATGCGCTGCTTACCGACCCGGACGCGGACGAATTCGCCGCCAACCGTGTGGAGGCGCTGCTCGCTGGCGCGATTACTGCGGCATTGGGGGGAGCCTGAATGAAAAGAAAACCGTTCCCACCGGGGCCGTTAAAGCTACCGGACGAACCGCCACCAAAAAAGAACATTGTGCGTTTCGTACTTTTCATGCTTTGGCAATCGATACTGCACCGAAGGGGCCGCTAGGCCATAACAGAGAGGAGAAAGAAGCCATGTCCATTAAGATTGTGAAAACCGGCTGGGCCACCGTCACGGGCACCATGTGCGGCCTTTACATCCCGCTCGAAGGCAGCACGCCAGAAGATGCCGAGCCGCTGCTTTTTGACACCCGGGAAGAGGCCGAGACCGAGCGTTTGCAATACATAGACGATTGCCTCGAGGCGTACTCGAGGGATGCGGCCGTCGCGCCCGAAGAGCTTCCCGAGTACATGGAAGGGCAGCGGGAGAGCTTGGAAAACGAGGAGCACGTGCTTTTTGTCGGAGTCGACACGGCCGGCGACGTGTTCGAACTAGATCATCAGACACTCGAGGTGCGGGGACGCATCCTGCGGCCAGACAGACAATAGGCGGGGGGACTTGCACGCGCTTTTTGTTCCATGCGAGTATTGCGACGTCGGGCCTATGTCGGGCCCGCACTAGAAAGGAGAAAGGCACTATGGCTTATAAGAAATACGCCCGTGAATGCGACGAGTGCGGCAAGGGCATGAATGAGGGCTACTGCTTTGATGGCGGCAGGGCTTACTACTGCAGCGACGAGTGCTTGCATAAGCACTTCACTCCCGAGGAATGGGAGGAGTTGTGCAGCGACGATGACGATGCGCTTGAGCCTAGCGATTCTTACTGGACGACATGGGACGAAGACCCGGACGAGTACATGGTGGACGACGACGACCCGGCTCCGAACAAGGTTAGCGTCGAGTTGGCGGATGCTGTGGATTCAACGGGCAAGGTCGACGAAAAGAAAGTCGCCAAGTTGTTGGCGGAGGAATTGCGCCGACGGTGGTTTGTTGACCCCGACAAGTACGATTTCGTCAACTGGACCATCACTTGCGACGTGCAAATTAAAGAAGGGGACAAGGCATGAACGAGAAGAAGCGAGTAGTGATTACGATTTACCGTGGTATCCCAGAGATTACCCAATGCCCGGATGACATAGATGTCGAAATCTGGGACTACGACACAGAAGGGATGCACCAAGACGAATTGGACGAATTGGTCAAGGATGACAGGGGTTGTGAGTATTTCTTGAGGGAGGGTTGAGGGGGCCGGCCCGCTTGCGCTGGCTTTTTATTTCGTGAGAGTATCGCGACGTCGGGCCCATACCGGGCCCGCACTAGAAAGGAGAAAGGCGCCATGCTGAAGACCGTTCGCCAGTCTGCAAACCGAAAGACCGGCCCGATAGCCGTGACGTATCGGGCGGGCTCCGGGGATGTTTTCAATACTTGCCCGGCCACGTGCCCGCTCAACCCGCGGCCCGATAAAGGCGCTAGGGATCTGGACGCGGAATATCTCGAAGCTGTTCGGCACGCGGTACCGCGAAACGGTACCGCGTGGACCTATTCGCATTTCCCGGCGGACCAGCTCCCGGTGCCAGCTCACGGCGAGACCGTGATAAACCACAGCGCAGACACGCTCGAGGGCGCCATAGATGCCACGGCGAAAGGGCGCGCGGCCGTGCTCACGGTAGCGAAGGGCGCGACGTGGCCGGCTCGTGTCGGAGATGTTCGGCTCGTACGTTGCCCGGCCGAAGTGTCGGACCGTATCAATTGCGCCACGTGTGGGAACGGCCGCCCCTTGTGTGCTCGAGGGGCGGACCGGCGGCTCGTCGTCGTATTCGAAGCACATGGCGCGCAAGCTGCACGCGTCGGGACCGACAAGGCCGGCGGATGCTACGGCGCCGGCGGCCCCGTGGCGCTGCAATGGAATCGGACCAGCTCGAGCGGGGCCCGGGATGACGTGGCCGCCCTCGAGCAATTCGCCCGGGAGCTCCCGCCGGGCTCATTCCTTCGGCACCACGTCGTCGGCGACCTAGGCCGCCCCGACTAGGGGCCCCTTGTTACTTTTTATTCCGTTAGGTTAGTATCGGGGCCGGGACAATTTCGTCCCGGCCAGAAAGTAAGAAAGGAGATTCCACCATGTCGACACTTATGCAAGCTTCCCGCCAGTGGTCCACTCGCCCGCCCGAGGAGCGTTTTACCAGTCTGCCCGCCATGCGCGCGCAGCTCGAACAACTCCGCGCGAATTCCCGCGCGGCCGTGTTTAGCTCCCGCCAGCTTGGGGTGATCCCTACGGACGATAACGCGGGCATCCTTATTGAGGGCCCGAGTGGCCACACGGCCGCCCCGACGAACTGGGCATTCGGCCAGCTCGCGACGCTCTCGGGCGCCCCGGCCGCGTATCTGCGCAGCTTGCCGGCCCCGCTGGCCGCGGATTGCCTGAACTACGGGCTCAAGGTCGAACGCGACGCAACCGACACCGGCGTGCTACTCACGCGCGGCGCCGACGGGCTCGAGCTCCGGGCCGCCACCGGCCCGCGGTACGGGCGCATTTGGAACGTTGACGTGGTGCGCGCCCTTGAGGAGCGTTTCGGCGACGGCGTGACGGGTGACTTCCGCGTGCCCGGCGAATTCGGCCGCGGGCTCGCCGAAGTGACTTCGGCGAATACGACACTTTTCGCCGGGGACCGGGATATGTTCGTTTTCCTCGCCGACGAAAAAAATCGTATCGAGCTCCCGGGCCGCCGCGACGGGAAGACCGGCCAGCTCGCCCGTGGGTTTTTCGTCACCAATTCCGAGACCGGCGCCAGCGCCCTAAAAATAAAAACCTTTCTTTTTGACTACGTCTGCGCGAATCGCATCGTATGGGGCGCTCACGAGCTCGAGGAAATCAGCATTCGCCACACGGCCAGCGCCCCGGACCGTTTCCTCGAAGAAGCCGCCCCGGCCCTGCTCGAGTACTCGCGCGCGAGCGCTTCGAGCGTGTCGAACGTCCTGCGGGCTGCGCAAGCTTCCAAGGTCGACAAGGTCGACGCGTTTCTCGCGTCACGTTTCGGGCCCCGTATCGCGGAGCGTGTGAAGGCCGTGCACGTGACGGAAGAGGGCCGCCCGATTGAAACCGTGTGGGACGCGGTAACCGGCGCCACGGCCTACGCCCGCAGCATCCCGTGGACGGCGGAGCGTGTGGAATTTGAAGAGCTCGCCGGCGGGTTGCTCGAGGATGTCGACGCGTAAGGCCCGGCCGGCTCCCGCTGGCCGCTCTCGAGGGGCCCCGAAAGGGGCCCCTTTTTTTATGCCCGCGCGTGCCCGCTCCGGGCCGCCTATGCCCGCCCTCGAGGGGCCGCCCTCGAGCTCCCGCGGCCGTGTGGTATCGGGGCCGCGGCCGCCCTTCCCGGGCCCTTTCTCGAGCTCTCCCGGCTCCCGCTCCCGCCCTCGAGCTCCGGGGCCGCTCCCGGCCATGGCTGGCCCGTGGGCCTTGGTTAGGGATCTATGAAAGCTTGCGCCCGGTATCGAGCGCCCGTGGTCGGGATTGTCCGCGGGCCGCTCTATTTTTCCCGAGTGTTTTGGGGGCCTTTCCCTGGTAAATGCCCGTTGGGGCCTTTCGCCCTGGTACGTGGTCCGCGGGCCGTGGTGCTCGAGCTGGGGGCCGCCGGCCGTGGTCCGTAGCTGGCCGCCCGCGGCCCTCGAGCTGGGGCCGCCGGCCGTGGTCCGCGGCCCTCGAGCCGCGGCCCGTGGTGCTCGAGCCGGGGCCCGTGGTCCGCGGCTCGCTGGCCCCGGCCCTAATCTTTGAAAAATCTTTGAACAATCTTTGAGCGAGCTGCACGGCGCCACGGCCTAGGGGAATTTTGCGCCCCGGGGCCCAAAAAACAGGCCGCTTTGTTGGCTTCGCGGGCGTATGCCTGATTTCAGACAGTCAATGTGCGGCTAAAGAGAACGGGGTACCCGGGTAGAAAAAAACCACCCCGGTTGATCAACTTGTCAACTTGTGCAAAAATTTTGCGCATATGAAAAGCAATTCGACCCCATGAGCGCCGTTCCGAAGGAGATCGAGGAGGAGCGTCTACGGCTGGAATACCGGCTGATGCTGCTTGACACGCAGGACAAGGCGCGCAAGAACTTCATCGACTTCGTGCGCTATGTGTGGCCCTCGGCAATCCTGGGCGAGCATCACCGGCGCATGGCGAGTGCGTTTGACCGCATTGCCAGCGGGACGCTGAAGCGGCTGATCGTGAACATGCCGCCCCGTCACACCAAGTCGGAGTTTGCGTCGTATCTGCTGCCCGCGTACCTGATGGGCCGTAACCCCAACCTTCAGGCCCTTGAGGCGACGCACACGGCGGAGCTTGCCGTTAAGTTCGGCCGCAAGGTGCGTGACCTGATGGACAGTGACCGCTACAAGGAGCTGTTCCCCGAGGTGGTCCTGAAGCAGGACAGCAAGGCTGCCGGCCGGTGGGACACGAACGCGGGCGGTAGTTACTTTGCAGTCGGCGTGGGCGGTGCCGTGACCGGCCGCGGTGCGGACATCTTGATCATCGACGACCCGCATTCGGAACAGGACGCGCTGTCGGAGCTTGCGCTAGATAACGCCTGGGACTGGTACCAGGGCGGTCCGCGTACCCGTTTGCAGCCGGGCGGTGCGATCGTGCTCGTGATGACGCGCTGGGGAACGAAGGACCTGACGGCCCGGCTGCTCAAGGCGCAGGCCAGCCGTGGCGCGGACAAGTGGGAGGTCATTGAGTTCCCGGCGATCCTGCCGAGTGGCAAGCCGTTGTGGCCGGAGTTCTGGAAGCTCGAGGAGTTGGAATCGGTCAAGGCATCGCTATCGGTCCAGAAGTGGAACGCGATGTACCAGCAGCAGCCGACAAACGACGAGGGTGCAATCCTCAAGCGTGAGTGGTGGCGGGTCTGGCCGGATCCGAATCCCCCGCTTGTGAACTACATCATCCAGAGCTATGACACGGCCTACAGCAAGAAGGAGACGGCGGACTTCTCGGTGATCACGACCTGGGGAGTGTTTTACCCGGACCAGGACTCGGGGCCGAACATCATCCTGTTGGATGTCGTACGGGGCCGGTGGGACTTCCCGGAGCTCAAGCGCATTGCGAAGGACGAGTACAAGCACTGGAATCCTGATAATGTGCTGATCGAGGCGAAGGCCACGGGTGTCACGCTCCAGCAGGAGCTGCGGCGGCTGGGCATCCCTGTCACCATGTACACCCCTGGCGGTCGTCGTTCGGGCACGGACAAGATCAGCCGGGCGCATGCGGTGGCGCCTGTGTTTGAGTCGGGGATGGTCTGGGCCCCGGACACTGATTGGGCGGAAGAGCTGGTCGAGGAGTGCGCTGCGTTCCCGAACGGCGATAACGACGACATGGTCGACTCGACGACGCAGGCGATCATGCGGTTCCGTCAGGGCAACTTCGTGACGCTGAACACGGACGAGAAACCGGAGCCCTCTGGACGCACGCTTGCTCCCGAATACTACTGAGGCCTAGAATGTCAAGGCCGCTCCTCTGAGGATGATGCGCCATGGCCAAAGCCAAGAAGTCCGCGAAGAAAGACACAGCGTCGTTTATCAAGAAGGTTGCTTCCGCAGGCCGTGGGGGCGACACGGAGTTGGCTTACCTCAGCCCCAAGGCCCGTGAGCTGTTGAAGAAGCTCGGTGGCGCGGGGACCAAGAACCCGAAGACGAAGCTGCGCGAGTACCAGCCTGTGTTTGGGATGGAGGCGCTTGGTGAGGGGGAGGAGCCGTTAGGCTTGTTTGGGGATAACCCGATGATGCCTGCGCCTCGATCGGAGGTTGTGGCTCCCCCGTTCCCCGGGTTTTCGGTGGCCCCTGACACGATGCGCACTCAGGTAGAGCCTGAGTCGGAGCCCCCGGTGGCCGCGCAGCCTGGCTCTGCGGCGGCGGATCTTCAGCAGTTTGCTCCCCCTGCGTACACCCCGCCGAGGGTTTACGAGTCCCCTGGCGCTCCGCCGAGTCCGGTGTATGGCCGGCCGTCCTTCCTGCCTCCTGTTGCGGAAGAGAGGGACTACATCCCGAGGCAGCAAGAGGAAGAGCCGGTTCGTTCGCAGCCGGGATCTGCCGCGGCGGATTTTCAACAGTTTTCTGGTGCGCAAGCCGCGCAGCCACAAGCTACACAACCGCCGGCTTCCGTGCCGACCAATCTCAATGCCGCCGCCGCGGCGTTTGCCGCGCAGCAAGAGCGTGCGCAGCAGGAAGCGGCGCGTATTGCTGCCGAGCGTGCACAGCAGGAAGAAGAGGCTCGCGTTGCCGCGGTCCGTGCGCAGCAAGAAGAGGCCATCCGTCTTGCAACCGCGCAACAAGGCGCTCGGTCATCTTTCCTGCCTCCCGTTGAGGAGGACCGGGTTTACATCCCGAGACCGCGGACAGAAGCCGCTCCGGTTTTCGAGCCCGCTGCCCCGCCGCCGACAGCCTCTGGCATGGCCATGAGTGCGGATGCGGCCGAGCGTGCTCGTCTGCGGCGAGAGACGCGCGAGCAGGAGGATCTTTTACGGCCCCCGTTTGACGGGGGCGTTGGCAATCGTCCGCAAAAACAGGATAGTGTTGAGGCATTCATTCGCGAGCAAGAAGAGCGTGATCGGGTGCCTCGTACGGAAAACGACGAACCGATTACCGCCCCTGGCAGCGCAGCCGACAATCTCGCTCAGTTCACGGGCACCTCCCCCACGACGACCCTGACGCCGGAACAGTTGGCGGAGTTAGCCAGGATCAATGCCGCGGGGTTTGGCGGGCTCACGACTAACATCAATCTCTCAGGGATTGGTTTGGGGGGTAGTTACATGCCCGGTGGCCCCGGCCCACGACCGGAGGAAGGAGACATAGCCCGTTTCCGGGATGAACAACTTCGCCAAGCAGCGCAAGAGGAGGAAGCCCGTCGTGCAGCAGAAGCAGAAGCCGCCCGCAAAGCCGCGGAAGAAGAAGCTCGTCGTAAGGCCGAGGAAGACGCCAAGCGCGTCGCCGATGAAGCCGCCCGTAGAGCCGTTGAAGAGGCCGCTCGTCGAGCGGCTGAAGAGGAAGCTGCTCGTCGTGCGATGCAGGATGCGGCGGCTGCTCGAGCGGCTGAGGAAGCCCGTCGCCTAGCGGAAGAGAACGCTCGTCGGATGGCGGCTGAAGAGGCCGCCCGCCGTGCAGCGGAGGAAGCTCGCCGCAGGGCGGAGGAAGAGCAGAGGAACCGGCCTCCTCCGAGGGAGGAGCCGCCCCCGGGCGGTGGTACCGGAGGTGGTACCGGAACGGCGCCCCCCGGGCTGATCGACAGCAAGTTGCCGGTCAATCCTCCGACCACCCGGCCGCCGAAGGACGAGATGGGTCCTGTCCGTACGGCCGACTTCATCGACAGGAACCTGAACGGCATCGACGATCGCGACGAGAAGCCGGACACCGGCACGCCGGCGCGCGGCGGGTTCAACTTTAACTGGAACGCGATCGACCCGAACAGCGATGTCGGCCGGTTGCTTGGTCGGATTGGAAAGCTCCCTGCCGGCCGTGAGCCGCGGACCGGACGCGGGACTCCTGGTGGTGGCAGAACGCCTCCTCCGCAGACGGGCGGGGGAAGGCCCGCTCCTGCGCCTACCCCTGCGCAGCCTCCGGTCAACATCCCTGTGTCGCCTCCGGCCACGGGCATTCCTGGTGGCGGGTACATCCCGACCGCGAACATTCCGACGCCGGGGTATATTGCGAACCCCTTGCCCGTTGCCCCGGGCCAAGGCACATCGACCCCGTATTTCACGCCGACTCCTGGGGCCTTGAGCCCTGGCACGTTGCCCTCGAGCACACGGCTGCCGAGCTTGCAGACGAGCAATCTGCCGTTGCAGGCGCTTGCTGCGAACCCGAACCTTGGGCCGACGATGTTGGGTGGGGCGCAGAACGCGGGGTATTACACGGACCGTTTTGGCAACATCATCCTGTCGCCTGGGGCGGTGCGTCCGACGGGGCGTGCGAAGGGTGGTCCGTCTTCGGATGCTGAGTTGCTTGCGCTTTTGAAGGGTGACAGCAAGGACTCGTATGCGGAGTCGATGAAGAACATCGACTCTGCGCGTGGCATGTTGGAGAGTTTGTCGCAGTCGCCTGGTGAGACGCAGGTGGAGTTTGACGCGACGCCGGTCTCGCAGACTGTGCGTCGTGCGACGCGGCGGCCGATCAACAAGCAGACGGACAGGGGCACTGCGAAGGGCATGGCCATGGAGCTTGAGTCGTTGACCGCGGCCCAAGAGCCACGGCGTGCGCCTGACACGCTCGAGGAGTTGTTGAAGCTGTCGGAGTCCGTGCGTTCGCGGGGTGCGATGTCGGCGAAGGATTTGATGCGTGATACGTTTGGCGAGGGCCGGCTGACCAAGAAGCAGTTATCGCGGCTCGGGGATCTGATGACGCGTCGTTTTGCCGAGGGTGGTGAGGCGAAGGGCGTGCTTCGTGAGAAGTTGGACGAGCTTGTTGAAAAGGCCGGCCGTGGCGTGCGAAAGGCGAAGCGTGGTGCAGCGGAGGTTTTGAAGATTGCGGACATTCCGCGGCGTGCCGAGCGGGAGTCGGTTGCGGCGTATGGTCTCAAGGAGTCTGGCGGCGGCAAGGCCGATGCGATGCGGCACCTGATGTATCAGGCGGATCTGACTCGCAGGATTGGCCCGAGAACGGCGAACGTAGTGAGCCGTTTGCATGAGTTTACTTCGCCCGGGCAGTCGGATGAGGAGGAGGCGATGGATCTCTTCAACGACGCGTTGGGCCGGGAGATCGGCGAGCTGGCCATGACGGACGAGGATATTGTGCGGCTCGCGCGCGAGTACGTGGACAAGAACAAGGCCCGGGTCCTGCCGAAGGGAGAGCGTACGGGGTACGCCAAGGGCGGCGCGGTAAAGCAAAAGAAGCCATGAAGAACGCGCTGTCAGGGCTCAAGGTACGACCGAAGCGCCGCGCGAAGGGCAGCCCGCGCACGGGAGAGACGAGCGCGGATCTGTATCGTTCGTTACTAGAGAGCTCCGATTTGTCGCGTTCAATACCGACGAGTCCCCCGAGCGGCGCGCCGGTCAAGCAGCCTGGTTGGAGAGATTTGAAATCCTACGACCCGCAGGTATTGAGTGCTGCTGCGGGCCGTGGCATTACGAGCGCGCTTGAAGGCATGGCGCAGACGTTCGGTGGCGCGCGGGACTATCTTGGTGGGTTTATGCAATCGGTGCGCGAGCGATCGCCTGTCGAGCTACAAGGCACCGCCCCCGCACGAAGCAAAGAGACGTATGAGTCGGTCAATCGTGCTGTATCGCAGGCGGCGCAAGACCCGCTGACCACGGCCAAGAACCTGGCTTCAGCGTTTGTAGATGTCGGCGTTCAGGCCGCCAAATCCCCTGCCAGCATGACGGAGTTCATTGCCAGCAACCTTACGCCGGGCGGGCGTTCAAAGCCTGTGATGACGCAAGTCGTCAAGCCCAAGGGCGGGGACTTCCTGTCTAAATTGGACGCGATTGAAAAGCTAAAGTTCCGGGAGTTGGACGGGGGCGGCCCGCCAGAACAAAAGGTTATCAATAGTTGGCTTGACACTAAGCTGTCTAAGTACGTCCGCAATGAGATGGCAACGCCGGAGGATCCGATCCGCAAGCTGGCGGAGCAGGGCATTCTGCATGTGAATCCAGACATGATTAACTACGATCCGGTGCGATACGGCGATCCCGATCTTGGTCCTAACGTACAAGCACTGATGGCGGAGTCTCCAGCCGCTCAGGTCTGGGAAGGTGCCACTGACTACATGATGGGATATAACCTTGTTGGAGACCTTTCGGGATTGCAGTCGTCTAGCAGCCCTGAAGTGCGTAGGTTTTTTGAAGATAATCCTTGGATCGTTGAAGTATCGAAAAAAGATCCAAATCGAAAGCTTTATCTTCCTTCTGAAAATTTGGGATCCGATCTCGGCTTTGACCATCTCCGAGACGAACTACTTAACTCCATCGACCCGGGTGGGGACCTGCCGCAACAGTTGCGTCTGACCAACGAGCAGCTCGGCCGCATGTCCGTGCCGGATGCTGTGCGGCATGTCAGCAAGATCAACAAGTGGCGTGAGAAGAAGAAGGCAGAAGCCAACTTTGCCCTGGCGAACAACGCAGCGACCGTGTCGTTTAAGGACTACCCGGGCCAGAAGTACGGGTGGTTTCAGCTAAAGGCAGACACCCCCGAAGGCGAACAAGCCTTATCGGACGCCCTCCGCT